GGCCTCGCTGTTGCTGGCCGAACTGCTCGGGCGGCTGCCCTGGGACGAGTACCGCTCGATCTCTCCGGAGCCGGAGGATCCGCCGGAGAAGCAACCGGTACCGCCGATCTTGGAACAACCGGCCCCGCCGGACACCCGCATGGTCACGTTCTCCTCGATGGGGCTCGACGCGCTGTTCCACGGCAACGCGGTGGCGATCATCACCAGCCGGGACCGGCAGGGCTACCCGTCCTCGTTCGCGCCGGTCGTGGCCGAGCGGGTGTGGATCAAGCGCGTGCAGCGCGGGGACGCGCTGCCCTGGCCGGTCGGCAGCATCGCCTACTGGATCGGCCCGCAGCCGGTCCCGGACGCGGATCCGCGGGACGGGTCGGGCAAGTGGTACCGGCCGGACGAGATTTTCCACGTCAAGGGGATGTGCCGCCCCGGCGCATTGCGCGGTATGGGCGTGCTGGAGGTCGGGTTGAATGGCGGCCCGCTGGCGCTGGCCCAGACGTTGTCCGGGCAGGCGGCCAACGTGTCCGAGGCGGGCGTCCCGACGATGCACATCCGGTCATTCGACCCGGACTTCGACTCCGGCCAGGCGGCGGAATTGAAGTCGAAGGCGATCGAAACGCAGCGGGTGCGGTCCCCCATGGTGACCAACGCGCTCGTCGAGGCCAAACCGCTCGCCTGGAATCCGACCGAAACGCAGTTGTTGGAGGCCCGGAAGTTCTCCCTGGTGGAGATCGCCAACATGTTCGGAATGGATGCTGAGTGGTTAAACGCAGGACAGGTGTCCGGGACGTATCAGAACATCGAGCAAAAGGGTATCGACTTCCTGCGCCATTCCGCGGGGGGTTGGCTCGCTCGGTTCGAGCAGGCACTCACCGCCATCCGGCCGCGTGGCCGGTGGGTCGAGGCCAACCGCAACGCGGAGCTGCAATCCGACACGCTCACCCGGTTCCAGTGCTACGAGATCGCCATCCGCAACGGGTTCATGACCCGTGACGAGGTGCGCGCCCTGGAGCGCCGCAAGCCGCTCACCGAGGAACAGAAGATCGAGGCGCTGCCGACCGAGGTCACCAGTCACGAGCCCGCGGGTCCCCCCGGCGGCAGCGGATCGGCCACTGGCGTCCCGGGCGGGCCCCCGCGGGGTGCGCGCCAGCCGGGCCGCACGGGCATGCAGGGGCCCTCGCACGGGGCCGGACAGCGGCCCAAGGCAGCGAAGCCGACACCAGTGAGGTCGTGAGGGAGTGGCCATCTTGGGCAAGAAGGCGAAGAAGGCGAAGCGCAAGATCAAGAGGAAGCTGGCCCAGAAGCTCGACCCACCGGAGCGCGCCATGGCCCCGGCCTCGGCCACGGCCGAGCGGGCCGGGACGGATCTACCCCCCTCGGCCATGCACGAGCCGGACTATCCCGATGACGCGCGGGCGGTACAGCGCACCCCCAAGGCCAAGCGCAAGCGCAAGAGCGCGATCAAGAAGAAGACGATCAAGGCGATGCACCAGGAGGTGAATCGGCGGATTGCCGCGGTCGGCGCGGAGCAAACCGTGCTCGATGAAGACATGTCCGATCACGAGAAATTCGTGCAGCTCACCCGCCAGACCGGCAATATCGGGGACACCCTGGCCGGTCAGGCCCCGGCTCCGGAATTGATTTACAGCGAACTGATCCGGCTCATGGCGCTGTGCGCCGCGTGGGCACAGTCGATCGCACCGAAAAGGGGGCAGCGATGACGGCCGACTACTACCGGGCCCCGCTCACCGATGCCGATGCGCCGCGCGGACCGTTCTCCGACGAACAGTTACGCGCGGATCTGCACCCGGGGGACGCGGGAAACAATCTCAAGAAATATTGGCTGTCGAAAGAGGGGCTAGCGAAATGGGCGACCAAGCCGCACCCCTGGACGGCGCTGTATCACCATATCCTCAAGCACGTGGGGAATCCGGAGAAGGCGAAGCGGATTGCTTCGCAATGGTTCCACGACCATTTCGGCTATTGGCCCGGGGATCGGAAGGGCAAGAATCCGGTAGGCAAAGGGTAGCGCCGGATTGGTTCGGCCTGGCGTTCTGGGAGGGCATGATCACGGCGTGGGCAACGATCTTGGAGAGGTGGGCGGTGGCAGTGGGCGAGGAACACGAGCTGTACGGCGCGGCGCGCGTTGACAGAGAGCTGTCAACGTCGGGGGCCGATCTCGCGCCGGGCGGGCCGGACCCGGCGGCTGAGCTGCCGGATCCCGCTGAGCGGGAGATCCCGCACGAGCGCCAGCCCGCCGGGCTGCGGGCCGCCCGGGTGATCCGCACGACGCTCACCCGGACCACCCGGCGGGATCTCGGCCGGGCGATGCTCGACATGACGGGGCCGGGCGGCTGGCGCTCGACCACGCTCAATCCCGACATGCCGGACCCGCGGAAGTTCGCGATCTTGTCCGACCGGTTCGACAAGATCACGCAGACCGACGAGGGGACCGTGCTCTACCGCGAGCTGCTGGCGCTCGCGGCGGTGGCGGCCGGATGGGCACAGGGCATCCAGCGGCGGCACTGGCGCGACGTCAAGCGAGCCCGCCGGGCTGCCCGGCGGGCTCGACGGGCGCGCCGCCGGGGCGATCACGTGCGCGAGCCCGGGGACGTGCCCGGGCTGGCGGCCGGGCACGGGGACGTGGACGGGTGAACCAAGAGGCGGCACTGGAGGCGCTGACCGATATCGCACTGTTCATCGCCATCTATATCGGGGTGCTGCCGACGATTTACGCGGTAGGTGAGCCGCAGACAAGGAATGAGGCCATGGCCCGCGCGGTCGCGTTATGGATGTGCGCCATTGCGGGCGTCCTGCTCATCATATGGCTGGCGGTGGCCATTCTCATTCGCCTTGGCCTGATCGTGCACGTCGCATAAAGGGGGAGGTACGGGGATGCCGATGATCGAGGAAGTGTTCCACCGCGTCGAGGGCGCAGAGCTGGAGATGATGCGGGCCGAGGCGGGCGGGTCCGACGGCCGCACGGTGTACGGGATCTTGGTCCCGTGGAACCACCCGCAGCGCATCGATGATCAGCTCGTCGAGCAGTTCGAGCGGGGCTCGGCCGATCACGTGATCCAAGCCGGGGAGCGCGGCCGGGCGCCGGGCGGGCTGCCCGCGTACCGGATGCACTTCGCCCGCGAGCACGTCCGCCAGGGCGGTGTCGCGTGTGGACGGACGCAACTCCTGCGCGACGACGCGGCCGGGCTCTATGGGGAGTGGCGGATCAGCAAGACGGCCACCGGGGACGAGCTGATCGAGTTGATCCGGGACGGGGTCTACCGGGAGCTGTCGGTGGGCTTCCGGTGTGCCCCCTCATGGTCGCGCACACTGCTCGACGGCACGGTTTCCCGGCAGCGGTTCGACCCGTTCGAGGCGGCCTCGGTGCTGCGCGGCGCGTACGCCGATGCGGCGGTCGTCGAGGGCGTCCGACACGAGGCGCTGACCACGATCGAGCGGCCCCGGCTGACCCGCGCTCGCCTCGCGCTGGCGGACTGGCCGGTCGCCTAGGCTGCCCACCCGTGGGCGCGGTCGGCTGGATCGTCCTCGCGCTGGTCACATGGGCGGCCCTGGCGGTGCTCGTGGGAGTCCTGCTGGGCCAGGCCATCCGCCTACGCAACCGGCGCTGAATGCACGATCTTTGACAGCGCCGTGTCACCGGCCATAGCCTCGCCCCGATTCCCGGTTCCCCGGCGATCGACCGCTCGGCTTCCTGACACCCGGTGTTCACCCCCGGCCGATCAGCACCCCGACGGCGTTCCGACTCGGCACCCCGGTCCCTGATCCCTGCCCCCTTGACCGGGAGTGCCTGCCATGTTCGTACGTCTTTTCCTGCTGGCCACCACCCTCGCGATGCACCGTCGGGCGCCCGGCGGATCGGCCGTACTCACCCGGCGGCGCGAGGAGTTCCGCACCATCCACGAGCGCGCCCGGGGTGTCATCGAGGCTGCCGCGGGCGCCAATGACGGCGCCGGGCGCGAGCTGTCCGAGTCCGAGGCGGCGGCCGTCGCGGCCGACCGCGAGCGGGCCGAGGCGCTGTCCGAGGAGATCTCACAGCTCGTCGAGGACGAGCTACGGGCCGCGCGGGTCGCGGCCGGGTACGCCGAGATCGGTACCGCCGACGAGGCCGAAGGTGCGGGGGCCCCGGGCCCCGGTGGCGACCAGGAGCGTTCCGGCTCGGGCACCGAGCACACGACCTCGTCCACGACCGCCCAGGATCGCGATCCGGGCCACTACCGCAGCGCGGTAGAGGGCGGGGAGCACTCGTTTTTCACCGACCTTGTCCGGGCCCGTGAGGGCGACGAGGAGGCGGCCACCCGGCTGACCGAGCACAACCGCGCGCTGTCCACGACCGTGTCCGGCGCGGGCATCGTGCCGCCCCGGTGGTTGACCGAGGAGTACGAGAGCCTGGCCCGGCAGGGCCGGGTGCTGGCCGAGATGGTCCGGCACATCCCGATCACCTCCCCGGCGCCGATGACGCTCCCGCGGCAGACGGCCGGGACGGATGCGGTTATCGCCGAGCAGGCGACGGAGAACACGCACCCGTCCGAGACCGATGCGTTTGCGACCACCACCGACGTCGTGACTCCCAAGCCGACGAGCGGGATCCAGGTGGTCTCCCGGCAGATGATCGACGCTACCAACCCGGCCGTCGACGCGCTGATCTACGGCGACATGCTGAGCGTCTACAACCGCAAGGTCGAGGACAAGGTCAGCGCGGCGCTCGTCTCGGCCGCCGGTGCGGCCGTGATCGCGCTGGCCTCCGACGCAACCAACTTCACCGCAGCAGCGGCCGAGGACGCGATCACCGATGCGGCCATCGCGGTCTGGAACGCGCGCAAGCTGCCCGCGGACGTGATCGCGATGCGCACCTCGCGGTGGGGCCGGTTCATGAAGTTCCGCGACACCGCCGGGCGGCGCCTGTTCCCCGCGGAGGAGCAGCTCGTGAACGTCTCGGGCCGCGGGTCGGTCACCGTCCCGGGCTCGGTCGGCGGGCTCGGCGTGGCGGTCACCGAGGGCCTGGGAATCGGCGGCGCCACCTATCCGGAGAACATTCTCGTTTTCCGGTCGGCGGACACCATTCTTTTCGAGGGCTCCGTCCTGCGATTCCGGTACGAGGAAGTGGCCGGGCCGGAATCGGTGAAACTCGGCGTCTGGGCCTACACCGCGTGCATCGTGCGGCAGGCGGCCAACTCCGTCCGTCGCGTGCAGATCACGGCCGCGTGAGCGGGAAGGAATCGGAGAAATGGCAGACGACACCAGCACCAGCGCCAGCGCGGCCCCCACGTCCGCAGCGTCCACAACGTCCGCACCGGATTCCGGTGCCGGGACCTCGGCCAGCAAGACGGCCGCCGGAACCTCCAGCACCACCGCCACGAGCGAGTCGGTGGCCGGGGCCGAGTCCGGCGCGCCGGGCACCGGCGGGCACGAGCCGCGGGGCGGCGCCGGGCCGGAGGGCGGCCCGGTCCCGGGCGACCCCACGACCGAGCCGGTGGCCACGGCGGCACAGAGCCACGTCGTGGGCCGGGTAGGGCCCCCCTCGATCGCGCAGGACAGCGACGCGCCCTGGCACACCCCGGAAGGGGTCGGCCAGATCCGGCCGGGCCAGGTGCTCGACGCGAGCACGGTCGTCGAGGGCGGGCACCTGGAGACCGCGCCGCTACCGTCCGCGCTCGGCGCGGGCCCGTACGGCGGGGACACCCCGGCCGACGACAAGCCGAACACGATCAAGGCGACGACCCCGGGCGAGGACGAGCCGGGGGTCAACGAACTGCCGCCGAACACGCCACTTCCGGGCGACGCCAAGTCGTCGAGCAGCCTCACCCCGACCGGCGTCCCGACCGGCAAGGCGGCGGCCGACAGCGGGGCTGATAGCACGACTACCAGCGGTGACGACAAGGGGGCCGAGTCCCCATTGTCGGGGTCGTCCGGTACCTCTGAGGCGGGCAAGACCACGACGGCGCCGGGCTCGTCCGGATCGCCCACCCTCCCCACGGAGGGCTCGGCGTCGTCCCCCCATCCCGGGTCTGACGGCGATTCCGAGACGGCGGACTCGGGCACCGAGGGATCCGACACGGGCCCGGCCGAGTCCGGCGGAACGTCCGAGCCGTCGGGCTCGGCCGGGTCTTCCACGAGCAAGCCGAGCACGAGCGGCTGAGCCATGCCGTGGGCGCCGGAGTACGCGACCGTTGACGAGATCCGCGAGTTGATCCGCATCGATGACGACGCGGACGACGCGGTGATCGAGGCTGCGCTCTCCGGCGCCTCCCGGGCGATCGACCATGCCTGCGACCCACGGCCGGGACACTGGCGCCAGTTCGGCCGGACCGACACCCCGCAAGATCGTTGGTTCACCCCGTCCCGGCGCGGCTACTCGGCGCCCTGGCGTGATCAGTGGGTGGCGGTCACCGACGACATCGCCAGCTCGTCCGGCGTCCTGGTGGCGGCCGACCTCACCGGGGACGGCAGCTACGTCGAGATCACCGGAACGACCCTGCTCCCGCGCAACGCGGGTGCACAGGGCCTCCCCTGGGACTCGATCTTGTTTACCGGTAGCTCGATGCCGATCCCGCCGATCATCGCGGAGTCGGTCAAGGTCACCGCGGAATGGGGCTGGCCGGACGTGCCGGGCCCGATCCACCAGGCGTGCCTGATCCAGACCAACCGGTTGATCATGCGCCGGGACGCGCCGTTCGGGGTGGCCGGGTCACCGGAGGTCGGCTCCGAGGTGCGGCTACTGGCGCGCCTGGATCCCGACGTCGAGACCATGGTCCGGCCGTACATGCGCAAGATCGGGACGGTGCTCGAATGATCTTGCGTGAGGTGATGGACGACCTGGGCGAGGCGCTCAAGGTCATCGACGGGCTGCGGGTCAAGCCCTACACCGAGCAACGGGTCATGGCGCCGATGGCCATGGTCAGCTTGCCGCGGACCTACAGCTACGACGCGACGTTCGACCGCGGGTCCGACGACATCGAGATCCCGATCGTGGTCATGGTCGGCCGGATCGACGCGGAGTCGGCACGGAATGCGCTCGGTCCGTATGTCGATCCCACCGGCCCGGACTCGATCAAGGCGGCCGTCGAGAATCATAAATCAACCGTCTGGGACATCGCGCACGTCATCGACGTGCAGTTCCTCGTAATGGCTTCGTCGGGTACGGAGTACCTGACCGCAACGTTCCGGGTGCGCATCGTCGGCTCGGGAAGGGGATAGAGCAATGGCGTTCGTTCACGGTAAGGGCGTCGTGGTCTCGCTCGGCGGAGACGACCTGTCGGTGTTCGGCACCTCGTGCGAATACGAGCTGAAGGCCGACGCGCACGACGTGACCACGTTCGGTCAGGACACCAAGGTCTTTAGCGGTGGGCTCAAGGAATCCACGATGAAGATCGAGGGGAACTACGACTCGACGGCCAGCACGGGTCCCCGGGGAATCATCGAGCCACTCGTGGGCGAGGTCTCGGAGATGATCTATCAGCCGGAGGGCACCGGGACCGGGAAGCCCACCCGCACCTGGGATGCGCTGTGCACGAGCTACGT